CCAACGCAGGAGGTAGAATTGCTCTTGCACTGGCACCAGACCCTGAACCATAAATGAACACGTTTGCTTTTGTATAGCCAGTTCCAATTGTTGTAACAGTTGTTTTTGTAATTTGAGTGTTGCTAATTGTTGCATTAGCTGCGACACCAGTACCATCACCAAAAACATAAATGCGTGTTCCAACAGTGATATTGTTTGCATTACCACCATAGTTATTTGTTGCAGCGGAAAGAGTAATAACACCAGTTGTATTTGAAATTGAGCTAATGTACGAATCGGCTGGAATACCAGTACCAGAAATAACTAAATTTGAAAGATTTGCTAGAGTTGAAATATTGAATAGTGCAATCGTCAGTGCGGTATTTGAAAGTTGTAATGAAGTTTGCCCTGATGAAAAACCGTTTACGCGAACATTTGAGACATCGGTATAATTTGTACCATTTGCTGTAACAATGATAGAAGTCAATTCTCCATCAACAACGCCCGTATCATTTACGTTATAATCTAGCGCAGCGGTAGAAGAAGGTGCTGGCATCCAATCTGTTGTTAAAAATCTATTTGATGAAGAAACATTATACAGATATTTCCAAATGTATCCATCAGAAGTAGCAATATTTCCATTTGAAGTTGTATAGTCGCCACTTGGCTCTACAGTTGAATTGGCTGATGAGTTGTTTGACAGACATTTGTAAACACTTCTTCCTGAAGTGATTACATACATTGGTTTTAAATTCTGAGTTGTATTTGCTGAGACTAAAACAGACTCTTCAATCGTATCATCATACTGTCTATACTTTGTATTTCCTGACCAATAGACTCTAGGAACTACAATCTCTACATCATTGCCAGTAATACGTTTCGCAGCCAACATATTATCCCAAACTGACTTTTCGTTTGCGACTGTATCGGTAATAGAATCAGGAGATGATTCGTTGGCATATGGAAGTGCATTTCCAATATAAATGTAGCCAATCGTTGGAGATGGTTCAGAGAACGATTCTTTGAATTGCTCTAAGTTATTAAAAGCAAGTTTTTTAGATGTATATGAAGGCATAGTTACTTATTTATGTGATAATAATAAGAGTTTGTGCTGATGCACCATAAGTAAATGCAGAAGAAACTGCCACATTTGTATTACTTATGATGCTGCTTACTGTCTTAGATTCACCATTGACCGAAATGGTCGAACCAACAGTCATAATGCTTCTTGTATTAGCAATATTAAATTTAGTGTTATTACCTGTAATGTAAATTGATCCAGCAGATACATTTACAAGTCCAGATATAGTATTTGTTTTTAATGAAGAAAGGCTGCCGATAGATGAAATATTTGCGCTCTTATTAACTTCAGCATATTTGGCAAAACCTGCTGGATGCAATAAATCTTTAAGCACTGTTTTGTATTTCTTAAATTCTGTTACCGAAGAAGTTACATAAGAGAAGTCAACATAATAGTCTCTGCCCTGCAATCTTCTGTCGGTTGATGAAAGAATAGAATCAGAAGTTGTCCAACGACCTGGCAGCGAAACATAAGTTGGACCTAATGTTGCATTTGCAGAAGCAAGTCCATTACCAGAGCCAGTTAAGTCAACCTGAGGGACGTACTGATATCCCGAACCACCTGATGTTAGTGTAATCTCAAGTATCTCTCCTGGCATACCTGTGATTGTAGATTTGATTTGTTCTCCATCACCCATCAAAGCAGTAATCTTTACATTCGCACCTGATGCAAGAGTATTTGCTGATGATACAGTCAGAGTTGGAAAATTATTCTGTGCGTAGTTTATACCACCAACGATACTACGAGCAAAAGAACCAACAGGAGAATTATTTGACCATGTTGTTGAATCAAAGAATTGAAACGCAACATTAACGTTTGCAGTTGTTGAAGAAGTGATTGCATTGATATATCTTTCTTGACTACGAATTACAATCTTATCACCCACTCTTAAATCATTTGTAAAATCTGTTCCTACGCCAGTAATCTGAACAGTATTGTTTAGAACATTTGCAGTACCTGTAATTCTAGCAGGTTGAATTTCAATCTTAGTTATTGCGCCGTTTGCAGCAACAGTTTTGACAGCAGCAGCACCATCTTGCCCATAACAGCCTGCTGGATTGGCGCCAAACACAATCTCATCACCTACGCGATAACCTGTACCACCGGCAACAACATCTATTCTGCCGATTGAACGAAATGCGCTAATGCCATAATAATTATCACCAGCTTGATATAATGCACCATCGGATATAAATTGGCTAACGTTTGAAGTTACATCTGAATACAATACAAAAGCGTTTGTCAGAGGACCAATACCTGTCAAAGTAACTGGTGTGAGTGCATCAATAATACGAGTATTTACGTTTTCAGTAATTGATCCTGGGAATCCATAATCTGTATTTGAGATTAATACGTTTGCATACGTTGAAATTAAATCAGTTGATACTGTATATGTGTTTGCAGAATTCGCACCTGATCCATCAACAACATCAATAGCGCCTGTTAATGTGAGAGGGCTTGTTCCTACACTTGTCAAAATAGATGCAACGTTGTAACCGGCACCACCGTAATATACAGTCATACCAGCAGCAGCACCTGGACTTACAGCAGAAACTTTTGCAGTCGCTTGACTTGTAAAACCACCACCAATAATTGGAACAATATCACCTACGTTGTAATTTGATCCACCATCTACAATATTAATTTTTGTGATGATTGAAAATGTATCGGCTTTTAGAGTGATGAGATTATCGTTGCTATCAATGATATCAATTGAAACTTCTTCACCGTTTACAAAACTACCCACAAATGTTTTGTCATTGATGAACAGTTCAAAAGGCAAACCAAAATTCAACGTGTCGGTAATAATTCTAGGTGCTGCACGTTCTATGATAGCAGACGCACCTGAAGTTAAACCTACTACTTTTCTATTTGCAAGTTTTGTAATATCAAAGTTCGTATAGTAAACTTTAATCACCGAATTTGATGCAGGTGCTGTATTGAATAATAGTTTTCGTGATTCTTTACGAACATAGTAATCAGTCGCAAGAGTTTTTAATGCACCATCAACATATACTGAAATCTCGGATTCAGCCGATTCTTGTGCAAGATAAAATGTTGTTGTATTTCCTGTACCAGTGTATACACTACGAATATCTGTCTCAATTCTAAGCGTATTATCTACAGTCCATTTACCGTCTGATGCACGAAGAATGTTATTCTTTGGTAATTTAATATCTACTTCATCCGAATACAACATTCTGAAGAGTAGCTTAAATGATTTTTCGTTACCTTTTGAAAGATATATTGGTAAAACATGCTTAATCAAAAATGCTTTATCTATATTACCATCTTTTGGTAATAGTGTTGCATATGAATTAAAAAAACTATTTTCAAAGTCATCTATTGAATCATCAACATCAGAAATGTTTCTGAGGTCTTTAGATTTTGCCACCAAATCATTAATCTGAGAACCTTGTTTAGTTTCAAGGTACTCATAGTACGCCTCTAAGAATGTGATGAATAGAGGGTATTCATCCCGAATATATTCGGGAACCTGACGATTAATCAGCAGTGATGTTTTTTGGTCAGCCATTAAATTGGATCAAGCGTTGTAACGATGGATGAAGGATCTGCGGAATCAATTGTAATAATAGTATTTCTTACTGATTCAATAATACCTTTTTCTGATTCTACAGTTAAACGCAGAAGTCCATCTGTAGAAGATAATGATAAAATATTGATATCAGTAATAGTTATAATGCCACTATCATAATCAATTTCACCTGCATTTTCATCAACAATTTGTCTTTGTGCAGTTGAGTCATAATAAACTGTTCTGATTGTACCTTTTCTTGCATCAATAACAGCAGTTGCAGTTGCACCATATCCATTACCACCAGAGATAGTAACGATTGCGCGAGTATAATCAATACCGCGATTTATGATATTAATACTTTGAACAGCACCGTTCACAATAACTGCCTCAGCAGTTGCACCAGTGCCATCGCCTGTAATCGTAACTGTTGGTGCTGTAGTGTAACCTGTTCCTGGATTTGAAACGGAAATTGATGAGAGTCCAGAAAACGATTGTGGAGTTTCATCAAAAGAAACTGTTCTTTCAACACCATCAACATCATAAACATTAAATTCAGTTGATGTTAGTTTGTTTGTAATTGTACCACGATGCAAAGGAACATTAAAGTAAATTGTATATGTTGCTCTAGTACCTAATGTTGGCTCAAATCTTTTTTGTACACGAACGGTTGTCTCTGAACCTAAAATGGCATTCAAGTCCGTAGAATCAACAGCATCTTGTAACTTTGAAAGAATAAACTTTGCATTAAACTGATTCAGATACGTGTTACGATATGAAAGGATAGCATTTCTGATTGTATTTTTTATTGACTCTTCGCTATTATTTGTTTTCTTTGTATCATACTGAACGGTACTGTTGATTGTTAGGTACAGATATTCTGGATCTAAAATCTCTGTCTTAATAGCAAGTACTGCTTTTGGTGTAATAATCTCATCAATGATGCGAGTCTTTTCTGCTTCTGAGATGTAATAGTTTGCTTTTGGTTTGATAGAAACAAATACTTTACCATAAACTTTTGGAACGTTATCTTCACCTGCCCAAACTGAAATAGATTCTACAGCAGGGTATTGATTTTTAATGTATGATTCATAATCTTTTACTGTGACCAAACGATTCTGTGTTGAAAATTGAGCAGTTGCTCCAAACTTAATATCATCAACAGATTCTCTGATTGAACCACCCGATGCAGCAGAGACAGGCGTAACAACAAAGTTTACCATCGTTTGTGATAATGAATCTGCTACAGTTGCAGTTGCCACAAAGTTATTTGCTTTGTTTGCGGCTGTACCGTTTGTCAAAAGATAAGAAGCGGAAACAATAGCACCATCAGGTAATGATTTACCTACAGCATCGTTTCCAAAATATATTTCAAATTTACCGCTTTTGTTCTCTTGTAGATAGTAAACTTCTGAAGCAGGACCAACATCTAAGATATCTGTAACTAAACTGTACACTGCTGTTTGTGTATTTGAAGATGATGGTGCAACAGTAACACGAAGTGTTGTAGTATCAATGTTGTTGTCAGGAAGAATAAAAACTTGTTTTGGATTTGTAGCAGCATTATGTGAGAAATTATATGTTGTCAATTGTCCTTCATAAATTTCTAAATTCTCAAAATAGTAAGATGTGTTTGATTTTGTAGCAACCGTAGTATTCAAAACAACAAAGTTATAGGACTTATTATCAATCTGATTAGATAAGAATGCAAAGCCACGTGGCAATGTTAGTGTACCTGATGTAGAATTGTTTGACTGAACAGTTAGATTGATTGTTGCGACAGATGCTCTTGTTGAATATGGAACATATCCTAAAACTTTTGCATGTGAAACGACAGAATCACGAAGCAGTGCGGTATCTAAAAATGATTCATTCGCCACCATGTTAAGATAGTAAGCGTTGTAGTGAGTGTTGTAAGCGAGAATATCTAACAGAACATTTAAGCCAGCACCCTCAAAGTCATAGTCGGTAAACTCTGATTGCTGATTTAGAAATGTCTTTAGATTTTGCTTGATTGTATCAAAATCAAGTTCTGTTACTCTTAAACGGTCTGCCATTTTATCTAATCCGCTCTAGGAAAAAATTTATTGTAATTGGATTTGTACTGTTAATAATATAGAATTCTAATCTTGCTTTATAGCCATTTTCTTCAGGTGAAGGAATAGCAGTTATTTTTGAAATACGGACTCTAGGTTCAAAGTTCGTAATAGTCTCAGCTAAACTTCTTTCTAATTGTGAAGAGATGATAGGATCAATATTTTCAAACAAAAGTCTGCGAATATTACTTCCTATCTCAGGGCGAAACGGTCTTTCATAGAAATTGGTTAGAACCAAATTCTTTACTGAATTAATAATCGCATATTCATTTACATGAACATTAACGTCTTTTCTGACCGGATGAATAGTAAAATTCAAATCCAAGTCTCTGAATGTGCGTTCTGTAGGTATATTTGCTGTTGCCATCTCTTATTTATTTCAGTTTGGAGAACCAGTATTATCGCCACCAGCGACAACACCGGAATGGGTGTGAGTTGCAAGAACAGCACCACTATCGGTGACTGTTCCAGATGCTACTAAACTACCATTAAGATTAACATCTCCAGTTAAATTAAAACTTGCTGCGGTCATATTTACACTGCCGCCAATTTGTGCTGTGATGTTTCCATCTACATATAAAGTTACATTTCCTTGAACATAAACATAATCACTACCTGCAACAACAGAAAACTTATCTTTTTGAATACGCTCTACTCTATCACCTGCTGCGCCAAATTCTAAGTAAGAACCTGAACGGTGATACAGATGAATTCTTTCATTGTTTCTTGTATCATCAAATTCTAATGCATGACC